GCTCGTCGCCAAGGCCCGTCCACGACGCTTTGTCGTCGTAGACTGCCGAACCTGACCTGACTCGTACTTAGAATCAGGATCCGGTACCTCAGTGAAGTACTGGATAAGGCCGGCTGCGCCGTCGCTTTTCTCTCGCACTGACTCAGTAGTCAAAGTGAGAGTGTCAACCTCGCGGTAATGCAGGGCTGCGTTCCACACCTCTCTGAGGTGGGACGTGTCCCTGCCGACAAACGAGTAAAGCGATACGGCCCCGTCATCCTGCTCGTCCACTACTAGGAGTTTCCTCTCAGCAATGGGAACTGTATTTAGTAGGAAGGCCGATGTGTGCCACAGACCACTTCGAAAGAAGTTGTTTGAGGTGTCAACGACCGCCTTCAAGGACGACGGGCTTGATGGCTCGTACAAGTGCTTGATGTAGGTGGGTGTAATATCCACACCTGCGTATGCGTCCATCCCGCAAGACTCTCGAAAGAGCCCTGTATGGTAGGACTTAGCTTCGTTGACCTTAAGGCCAGCGGAGTCAAGCGCTTTATACAAGACCTCTATTGAGTCGCCGGGGATAACGATGTCGTCCCCGAAGACTCTGAACTCAGAGAATGCACTTTCAATCTCCCTCGAGCTTCTCCAACCGCGAGACTGGCATATAGCCAGAGCGACAAAAGAGGCAAAGAGGATGGATTGAACTGGAAAAGTGCACGCACTTCCCATTGGCGCGAACTTACGGAACCGATGAAACTCTCCGTTTAGGAGGAAGTATCGGGACCTGCACGCGTGAAGCGCCTCCAACACAGAGCTATCGCTAGCTTTGCTAAAGAGGTACTCCACTAGTCTCGTCGAAATGCGATCGCTAGCGGCGGACAAGTCCCCCGTGGCTAGTTCCCCTGTTAGGGAGCCAGCTAGGGCCATGTCTTGCGACAAAGCCTGATTGCGATAGTCAAAGCATTTCGCAAGGAAGGTTTCACGAATTCTCGAATAGAGGAAGCGTTCGACCCCACCTTGGATCCATTGATGAGCGATCGGCTCTTTGCAAATAATGCGAGGGCCTTTCTGCGTCTTTGGAACAGCGCGGACTACACTAGGGAACTCTTTCTCTACCGGTGCACGGTCGTACGCGATAGCGTAGTAACCGAAATCGGTGGTAGCGAAGTAATCCCATGGGAATACCTGCTGCAGCTTTCGGGGCCAATAAGTGAAGTCATACTTCATTGGGTCCCCTGGGTCTGCAACAGCCCCTGGTCCATGCTTCGGCCTTAGGAGATATGGGTCTAGCGATCCGATCGCGGAAGCGATAAGATCGCATACCTTACGGTACAAAGCCCAATCTACTCCATCCCGCTCTACGGAAGATCCGAATAGATCGACAGTAGGCGAACGATGAGGTCCCCAAAGAGGGTGGCCTTCTCGTCTGACAAAAACGGGGTCATCAAGATCCCAAGTGTCAGGATGATGATCCGGCATCCCTGCTTCAATAGCAAGGAAGTCCGAGAGCGCCTGTTCAGTACGGGCTTTCTCACACGTCACCTCCAGTTTCTTCGCCATCAGTAACCACTGACGGACGAAGTAGATGGCGGTAACATCCGGGTCAGGCAGAAGCTTTCCATCTTCTGCGAAGATAAGTGACATCAGACCGTGCAAGTAGCGCGGCCGAACATCATGCTGCCCCTTCATGCCAAAGCCTCGCGGCCTGGCACTCAGAGGAAGGGTGTTCATACCTTCGAGAGCGAGTGCCTTCAGAAAGAAGGTGTTCATCTCTAGATGGGTTATCGTAATAAACGACAGCCCCTCGTGAGACAAAGCTCTTTGGAGGCGAGACAAGTCCCGTTCCAAATCACTCTTAATGGATGGGTACTGGCATATCATGTCCCTCGTCAGGGCATGGTACAAACCAGTGAACGTCTGAGTCTGGCTTTTCATGGCAACACCTTTCGTGTTTGTCATCCTAGAGCTATGCTCGCATAGCCCACACGTCGATTGAGACGAAGCTGTCAAGCTTCGCCTTGCACGAGTGCAGCTGCTTGCGCAGCTACGAGAACGCCGAGTGCATCCGATAGATTGTCGAGATCCACTGGCGCGGTTCCAACTTGGCCGCGCAACGTCGTAGAGACCGTCAAGGTCTTTTCGACCGTCGTGAGCGTAGCAAAGACCACGTGTTCAACTAGCACATTGTGCTGGTCAAAGAGACGTCCACCGCTGGCTTTTTGGCCGAGCGTATGGCGAATCTTCAGGGTATACTTTTCGGTAGCCGACACAAGTCGGTATTCCGAACCGTAGTTGTCCTGATTGATCCTGGTAAGAACCTTAGCCACCGAATTAACGGTGAGTGTGAGGGTATTTGCAAGCATTTGCGTTCACTCCTGAACAGTTAGCTGTTTCTGAGACCTCGCGATCTCATGACAGACAGGCTGCCCAGGATCGACAGTTGCGTGCCGCTGAGTAGCGGCACGTGAGGCGTGGGTAGAGAAGGAGAGGAGACAGGAGCACGGAGTTTTACTTCGTACTCCCGGCTGCCACCCGAGAGGGTGAGAATTCTGCCAAAGTCATCGGTGACAGAGTCACCGGGATGCGAATAGGTCCACTTAGTGTGGGCCATAATGCAAGCTCTTTCGACGTTGAGATAACGTCGTCCCGCGTTGGCCTCGAGATAACCGCCTGCGTCATAGACGTAGTCGATCAACCAGGACCAGGGGAGGAGCTCCCAGGCAGATTGGATAGCGCCGTCCGAATCCATCCCGCGGAGAATTCTCCGCAGGTCGGTTTTATCGGGACGGCGCACAGGTGCACCACTGGCGGAGCGCGCTGGCCTATAACGGACAACGCCCCACGCTTCAGTGGTACCGGATCCTTGAACAGGAACCGGCAGAGAACCAGAGTCACGGTTGCCCCAATAGGCGGTCCCGGTTCGGG